AGTTTAAAGCAGGTTTTGATGGACCGTGATGGGATGTCGGAAGAGGAAGCAGACAAGGAAATTGCAGCAGCTTCGCGGGAGCTGAGGCAGGGAATAGAAGAAGGTCAAGATACGGAATACTTCTGCGAGGAGTATTTCGGCTTAGAGCCGGATTATCTGTTCGAGCTGATATAAACAAAGGAGAGGCTAATGAGGACTAAAATCACATTAGGATGGCTTAGCTCTGAAAAGTGTCCATTACTCCGTTTGCGAGGACGTTGGCTTAAAGAATTGTTCTCTATAGGGAACAGGCTGGAAGTCCGAATCGTTGGAGAAACAATAGTAATTAGTAAAGGAGAAATATGAATAAACCAAATGTGCCAAGTGTACCGGAGATAGAAGCCGTTATCTCATATTACACGGACAAGCAACTAGACGAACTATCTTTCATTGTCTGGGTAGAAAGATGTGAACGAGCAATGAAGCAAAACAAAGGAGTAGGTAATGGATAAAGAAAAGCAGATTCAAGAACTAGAGCGTCAAACGGATATGATTCAACGCTTGTCCTCATTGAGGAAAGGGTTGGATGAGCGGATCGCAGCGTCGCTTCTTGAGCCATATACCACAGAGAAGTTTCCCCATTATGCGTATGTTTATTATACGATGTGCGCTATCGCCGGGGAAACAGGACTTGGAAAAGACTATGCTATATCGGATATGAATCAGCATTTAGAGCAGGCATTGAAGAATGCAATATATGCGCTGATAATTAAAATATAAAGGAGAGCCATGATACATGAAAACAGCCTCGCTGCATGGGACGAGCTAAAGCCATCAGCTAGAAAGAAAGTAATATATGAAGCCTATGGATCGGCGACTCTCACTGATCGGCAAGTCTGTAATAGGCTCGGCATGAGTGATATGAATTATGTCCGACCACGTATTACGGAAATGATCGCTGATGGCATTCTGGAAGAACGGCAATCGGTAGTTGATCACGTTACTAATCGCAAGGTGCGTACCTGTAGCATTGCTGTATGTCACGAGTGTGATGGGAAGGGGTATGTCAGTGTGTGGATAGGGAATCTGCGCAAAGCGTATGATTCTATCGAAGGTGCGGCGGAAGAAGCCGGTAAGTATGAACTAAAACCCTGCCCTGTTTGTGGGCAAGAAGAGGAGGAAGCATGAGTCATTGGTATGTTCAGACCGTTAGCGGGGCGAAGCGTTATATTCAACTTAAAAAGAACGGCGAAGAGTCTAAGCGTGTGCTTAGAGCAAAGGCCGTAGTTGATGGAGCTGTTGAAAGCGTCAACACTATCTTGGATCAAGCGTCTGAGATAGGGGGATTGCTCCAGTGGGTGGCTAAGCTGGCCGTAGAGGCCGGAGTAGAAGCCGGGAACGTACAGGCGGGAATGGCGCTATGTGCAGCTAGACGGGAAGAGGCTGCTAACAGGGGCACAGAATATCATGGTGCTATAGAGATGACGCTAAAGACTGGAACGCTTCCTGGTGATCCTGCATTAGCTAATGCGTGTAAGGCGGCAGCAGGAATCCTATTGGATAGGCACTTGTCTGCATACGATTCGGAAGCGTGTTTCGTATTCAAAGGCGAGGTTGAAGGTGTTCACTATGCCTTTGGTGGTACGCCGGACATTGCATCTCCAACATGGCTGCTCGACTGGAAAACAGTTGGTGAAGGTGGGCGTGATCCCAAAATTGAGGGAAGTGGCGCAGCTAGCCGCTTATCGGCTAGGGACTAAATTCCCTAATGCGAAGTGTGCAAACGTATACTTCTCAAGGGAGTCTGGAGAGATGCTTCTATTCAAGGAGTGGTCGGAGCAGGAACTAAAATATGGATGGGAGTATTTCTCCTATGCGTACCGTATCGCTGAGTTGAACAATTCGTGGAAAACTATTCAGAAGGCATAATATGAAGGATTCAGTGTTCCGTGAATATGAGCGCTTCTTCGATGAAGGAGGAATACCTATGTGTTCCTATTCGTCTGGGCGGTGCGAGCTTCTATCTACAATTAGTTTCAAGGGTGAGTTCTTCGCCTTTTGTAGAGCTACTTCCATTGACAAGGTTAATGGATTGTATCCACGCGCAATGATCGGATGTCCACTTCACCAATTAGATGTTGATCACAAGCGCAGGTTTAAACCGCCAGTACCAGAAGAAGTAACTGCATACGGAGCTACAATAGGCTTCGAAATAGATGGAAACAAGTTCGTTGACTACTATCAAACACGAGGGTGGAAAATAAAAGATAAAGTAATGGCGGATTGGAAGGCCGCTGTTAGAACTTGGAAGACAAGACATAACAGCAAAACCCAAGGAGGAAAGCCCGTGCAGGGCGGCAAGTTCGTAGTATAGACTTGTAAAAGTTCAGCAAATAGAGGATGAATAATTATCTTGGAGGTGCGCCGTGGTTGTCGTGCCGGGCGCATTACTCCCTAAAACAAAGGAGAATGCAATGAGTAATTTAACTGTTTGGAAACAGCTTCAATCAGTGCCTAATGAAGCGAAAAAAGAAATCAAAGGCGGACGCCTGTCTGGAATGACTGACATATCTCCATTATGGAGATATCGCCAAATGACAGAGACTTTCGGACCAGTTGGGTTCGGATGGAAGTTCGAGGTAATCCGTTTCTGGACGGATGAAGCGGATGTGAAGGATTCAGTGAAAACACGAGCATCACATGTTCATGTACGTCTATGGGTAAAGGTGGATGGAGAATGGAGTGCCGGAATTGATGGAGTAGGCGGGTCCATGCTAGTAGCCAGCGAGAAGAACGGACTATACCATTCAGACGAGGCGTACAAGATGGCCCTTACGGATGCCCTAAGCGTCGCTATGAAGGTGTTGGGGCTTGGAGCGGATGTTTACTGGTTCAAGGGTAGCAAATACTCTGAGGAGGCTCCTAATAGCCTTCCTGAGCCTATGGTGAAGGCTGTCCCTAAAGTCCCCATCAAGAAAGCGTCGGCACTGACTCCAGTTGCAGACAAAGACGAAGATAAGCTCGAACGCTTCAAATCATCCATGATGGTGTTGGAAGAGAAGAAAGAAGGAACTATTGAGGAAGCTATGAAGCAGCACGGCCATAAGTGTCTAAATGATGTTCCTGCTGAATCACGCAGAGACATCTACCTATGGTCTGTCACCTACTCAAAATAAGGGAGAAATATGAATGCGGATAGAATTATTGATTCACTTATACGCTCTGATACAGCTTGCAGAAGTGTAGCACTAATTAGGTTCCTAGAAGGAAAGGAGTCTAAAGTAGTTGAGTTATCGAATGCGTATACTTCATGGCAGGAGCTATTGGATGCTTCTTCAGATGCCCTGTTCGATACATCCCAAACAAAGGAAGAATATATCTCTGCATCGAGAGATGAGGCGGAAGCGCTTGCACATTACGAGAAGCTCTTAGCTAAAGCTAGGAAGTATCTTGGCTCTCTTGTGACGGATTATACCTTCATCATCACTGGAGAGGATGCGAAGATGCTAAACGTATTAACCGTAGGTGATCTTAAAATCTACAAATTCAAATGCGAACCGTAGAATTGAGGAATAATGAGCGAGTTAGGACAAAACGAGATAGAGAGAAACGTGCTTGTTTGCGTAATGACCGAGTATTCCTCGGTTAATGATAAAGTCTTGGGTTCGGGCATATCCGGCGATGACTTTATTGTTCCATCACATATCTTGTGCTGGCAATGTATTAACGAGCTAATAGCGAATGATGAACCCATAGACATATCAACAGTTAGAGCGAAGTATGTATCGCTGGATTCTGTTGATCCACTTACGTTTGATGATATATTGGATTCCTACGCTGTGCCGGATAATATCAGCCACTATGTGAAGGAGTTGCAAGAGTGTACCACTAAGCGCAAGATGATTAAGCTAGGCGTAGAAATGTGTTCACGCTCTAAGGAGGAAAACTCTGGCGAACTATCCGAGTACATCATGGGCAGGCTTTCCGATATGACGACTGCTTCTGGATATGAGTCCTCACGGGTCGCCAAGTTCTCGGACTATTCCAGCGCAATCAATGACTACATAAAAAATCCAGAACTATCAGCAGGTATTACTACAGGCTGGAAGCGTATGGATGCCCACTGGAAACATAGGCATGGAACATTGGTAATAGTTACCGGAATACCTTCGAGTGGGAAGAGCGAGTGGTTAGATCAGATCGTTATCAATGCCATACGAGATCATAAATGGAAGTATGCAATATTCTCGCCTGAGAACTATCCTTTGCAGAATCACTTCCAGAAGCTAGCAGAGAAGTTTGTAGGCAAGCCAATGTTTGAGCGCAATCATTATCCACCTATGAGCCAGAAAGAGCGTGACGGTGCCTTAAAACACCTTTCAGAGCATATCTCCATCATTACACCCGAAGAGTCGGGGATGACGCTGGATAGGTTGCTAAATAAAATACGGCTAATTAAGAAAAAGTATGGCTGCGATTCCTGCATCATTGATCCATATAATGAACTGGAACATAAACGATCACCCAAGATGAGCGAGACGGAATATATATCCGAGTTTCTATCTAAGCTGAGAAACTTTGGAAGGCTGCATAATATAGAAATGATTCTAGTAGCCCATCCTACCAAGATGATTCCGCTAGATAATGGGGACTATAGGGTGCCAACTCTTTATGATATATCTGGGTCCGCGAACTTCCGCAACAAGGCGGATGTAGGAATTAGCATCTGGAGATCATACCAAACAAACGACGGACAAACCGAAGTACACATAACCAAGGTGAGGGATAAGAATATAGGCTCTATAGGTAAGGTAGTATTCCATTGGGATTACATTACAGGAGCCTACACGCTGGCCGAGAGCATTGTATTATAAACGATGGAGATGAAATGAAAATAACAGCTATCCCATGTAAGTTTCAGGACCAATACGAGCATATAATAGTTCGTGATTATGGAGATAAAGTTACAGTCGTAAGGCCGTGCATAAATAAGCACGGGAAGTTAGACAACACGCGAATAGTGCTAACTGCTAATGGAGATATGAAGCCGGTGAGAGAGTGCGTATACGCCCATTCATCCATACATGAAGGGGTTGACTTGTTAACGTATGGAATGGACAGTAAACAAGCAGGAGAATGAAATGAATAAAGTTATAGAATCCTTAGATGCAGGCGAATCCATGATTGAGAAAATGAGAATAGACCCAAAATATAAAGAAGGGCTAATCGAACAAATCGGTGCGTTGATAACTAGCGGAATAGAAAGTTGGGTTGAAGCAGGAACGATTATTGCAACCATATTGGATGACGACCCTAATTCAATCGGAATGATTATTGATAAAACTGGACTTGATGAGCATATAATCATGCGATTCTATTCGCTAGGCAAACGAGGGATTCATCCGCTTATGCTATGTAGCTCGGCTCCCGGAATTAAGCGGCTAGCGTAATGTCCATATCATCAGCAAGAGAAATATCTATCCGAGCCTATATCACTGCTTTTAGCTAGTGGAGATAAGTTGCTAGTCAATGTAAAGGAATTAACCCCAGAGCAATCTAGGCAGACCTTCGCTAAGGATCACGTTAGAGGCGATTCTGAGCAAAAGGCGTGGCTAGAGTCGGAGAAGTCTATTATACAAGCTGAGGCTGCTAAACGCAGCTTTGATGCCGAGCCGCTTGGATACAGAATAACTGGTAAGACAGTTATGTTTCGGCGTGGATTATCACTAACCGAGCGCGAACTGAAAGACATACTTCTAAGGATGTAACATGAAGCCTAATGGAATTATCATAATTAGTAGGATGTACGGTCATCTCTATGTGAATCAAAGGATATTTAAGGCATGTAAGGAAGGTTCTCGCTATCGAATAAATAGCTATTGCACAACCTGTGGAATCAATGGGTTGTTTGTAGGAGGACATGAAAATGTAATAAACGGCAACCGGTCGGATTATCGCGATCACGATTATTATCACGGTAACCACTATGGAATGGAGATTGAATGGCCTAAATATACGGACACACCTAATACCTATGAAACACGCTGGAATAGGACGCCTAAACAACCAAGCGACATATTAACGGTTATATTCGCAGATAAGTTATTTAGGTGTCCTATATGCGGACGACTCGAAATCGAATATCCTGATGAAGAGAGTGCACTCCTTGATATAACATGGGATGTATATGATCATTCTCTGTATCTGCATGATAAGGGAGTAGGAGACATATTAGATGAGAATTACGATCGGTGGATAAAGGGAGGCTCTGGATATAAGAATGTTCAATATCGCCGCTGTGAATCGTGCAAAGAGGAGAAACTAACTAGGTTATCTTCTGCCATGAGAGAAAGATTTCCTCTTCACACACCTTGTTTTTACGAAAAGGACCCCATTGTCTATTCCGATATAGAGCGTATCAAATGGTTAAATGCACGTTATGGCCCTGAGTATGGACGCATGGTGGCCGACGCATTAGGTATAGGCAAGAAGGTTTCTAAGCGTTCTGCCATTGTAAAGGCAGCGGCTATTAGAAAGCTCAAACGCATCAAGAGGAGAATAACAAATCATGAGGTTGAGTTCTTCAAGATGCTTTTAGGCGTATCGAAGGTGAGAAGCATCTTTGAAAATACAAATAGCGGCCACACGTTATTGAAATATAGTTAATGGAAGAAAGTGAAGGTAAACATGAAGACTAGTAAAAAAGACTATGCGGGAAATTGCGAGTCGTGCAGGTATTTCGATCGAGTACATGAGGATGACGACTGGGGTGACTGTCGGAAGAATAAAGCGTGGTTTTCTAAAAACGACTGGTGCGGAGCGTATAAGAAGCGGGCAGAAAGCAATCCGTTCCTCTTTGCCCTGTGCGAGTTGATTATGGTTTCGGACCCGTGGCCAGCAAGCGAAAACAGCGAGGCAGAAGTCAAACGCGGAGCCGACAAGCTGGCCAAAGACGCAGGGTTTATCGACTGGGTTGATGCGTACCATCACAGGACAGGAGAGGTTCAGTAATGCCAACGGAATCATATACTTGTGCTTATTGTCAGCATGGTGCGCCTTACGCAACGAGAGCCGCATCTGTGAAGCATGAAGCTTGGTGCCCTATGAACCCGGAAACGAGAACATGCGCGACGTGCACACATTTCCTAATCCCGTCGTACCACAGAAGAACATTCGAGTGCAATGGAACGGGAAGCACGCGTCAGGCGTGGAAAGCGA